TTTTCTAAGAACTCGTCCAATACTCTGAAGATTTCTGACTCTGGACTTACTTGGAGAGGCAAAGATAACATTATGGAGGTTTTTAATATTGATACCTGTAGAAAAAGTTCCATAAGAGGCAACGATAATAGCATTGTCTTCTCTTTCTGTAATCTCTCTAACTATCTCCCGTTCTTCAGCATCTACACCACCATGTACAAAAAATACCTTGCGGTTATCACGCTTATTATTATTTATTAGATTGTAGAGTATCTCTCCATGTGCCTCTACTCTTGCAAATAATACAAGAGTGTTACCCTTTAAATCTAAAGTAAGATTAGTAATAAATTTATTTCTTTGTTTATGTGAAATTAAATATTCAATCTCATCATTATATGTTTCAAATTTTTGTGATTCATGTTTAAGAATGAGGCATTGAATATCTAACTCAGAAAGATGTCCCTGCTTCATTAATTCATCAGTTCTCGTCACTTTGTATGATGGGCCAAACACTCCCTCTAACACCCATTTATGCGTCTGTGTGCCGTCTAAAGTGCCAGTAAATCCAAATCTATACTTAGCATGATGAAGTTTAGTCATAATCGATATTAGAGACTTACTCTTAAAGAGATGTGCCTCATCACCAATCACAACATTATAATTCTCAAACCAAGATCTTTCTAACTTATAGATAGATTGCCAGGTGGTAATTACTACAGGACAAGTCGTGTCCTTTTCTTTACCACTGTAAATTTTATGACAGTATGTCTCAGCGTTCCAACCATAATCCTCAAAGTCCTTGTACATCTGCTCTACAAGAGATGTCGTTGGCACGACAAGAAGAATTTTTTGTCCTTTGTCTACATAATATCTCACTAATGAATAAATCATTAGAGATTTGCCGCTCCCAGTGGGGCTTATCAATAGCTTTCTATTATGCTTTAAAGCATCGTATACTCCCTCAATTTGATATTGACGTGGAGTATGAGTACAAATAGATTTCATAAATCCTTTGACACCCTCAAATGATATTTCATCATTTACCTCAAAGGGTTGTCCGTAGTATTTATTTTTCTCGAAGGAATATGTATATCCGTAGTTCTTACAAAATGATACGATTTTATCCAGCAGTCCAACATAAATCTGCTTAGAACGCATATCATATAAATGAATTTCTCCGTTCCAATTTCTACCACGATACTGTGGCATAAACTTCGCATTTGGAACTTCAAATTTAAAATGATCTCTTAACTCATACTCTATATGAGGTTCTGTATTGATTTTTAAAAATACTTCGTTAGATTTAGAAATTACAAGATCTGTCGTATTCACAGGTATTAAATATCCTGAGAATATTTATCACTCCATTGCGAACTTGTATTCTAACACTGCTTTGTATAAAAAATTTTTTAGGTATGACAATCTTTTTTGTTCATCAACATCTCCACCAGGCCATTTTTCAAGATGAACGGAAACTGATTTGTATAAAAGATGAAGATCTTCTATACCAAACTGTAGTTCAATATAAGGAAGATTTTCATCAAAATCTCCCTCATAATTCCAGTCATCCATTACCCTAATCCTGCGTTGAATTTCATAAACTCTATTGCATTTTTAATGTGATAAGTTCTATTACTTACTTGTTTTAGTATACTTTCAATATAAACAAGCATGGTATCATAATAATCAATTTTTAACGAAACTCCTGAGAGTCTCTGATCCGCATCCAGATATTTTTGCATAGTATCTTTATCTCTGACTTTTTTGGGAAACGGATTTTCAATATAAACTTCGGGATCCGCTTTGCCAGAGTAATACTCATATCTTTCGTGTCTAATATTTTTTCTTTGCTGCTCTGCCTTCTTTCTTAAAAGAAAGATAGTATTATATAGTTCAAAGTATTTTGCATGTAGAGATGCTATTTTCAAAGACTCTTCGTGTAAATTGTCTCTGTCAATATCAGAATCCTTTTTCCACATCTCTTGAATAGATTCAAGATCCAGACTCATAATTTGTTGCCAGACATATCAGTTATATTGTAGATAGTATACTTGAAAGTGACATCTGCTGTAAAGTATTGAATATCTTCTTGAGTCGCATCAAAGTTCAATGTGGACAGTTCAGTCGGGAACATATCCTGAAATGTTATTTTAAAGTTAGGATTTTCCTTACTAGTTAAAACCTGCAGTGTAGCATCAGAGTATAAATTTAGTTCTGAATTACGTGGTTGTAGAAAATTCTCAACACCACCTTGCCAATCATATATCTCACTTAAACTTTCTGGATATCCTAGTCCCCTTATCCAATTGAATATCTCTAGATAGTTTTCTAAATTTTCATCTACAAGAAATCTATAATTAAAATCACCAAATTCAACTTTATCACCAGGACGATCAATGTTCTTAAGGTATGTTGGTTGAATAGCAGTCCCCATTGAGATAGCAGGTAAGTTTGCAGAATTGCCAAAGAAAGCAACTTTAGGTGCTCTCTGCAACGTAAACTTAAAACCAGTGGGAGATAAGAAATTCCTATTACTTATCTGTTTTTCAAAGGGATTCCCGTAAGACATCGTTTTCTAAGTATTTAGATTAAAAAAGGGGAGTCCGAAGACTCCCCTCACTTCCTTCACACGGATGTGAATATTGTATCACATCAGGTTCTTAACAGCAACACGTCTGTAGTAACGGTTAGCGTTAATGTTAAGGGCACCTAGTTGTGCTTCGGTTCCTTCAGCGAAGGGATTCGCTACCATTCCGTAACGAGTCTTGAAGCCAATCTTGGGCTGGAAGGTGTCCTCTCCAACGGCGCGTACCATCTGGAGGGGAACATAAGGACAATAGAAGAGTCCAGCGTCATAAGGAGAAGTACCCTTATAACCTACAACGTAATACTGATTACCAGGAGTTCCGTTAGCGGAAGTCAGGTTAGCAGCATAAGGATCGATGTATACACGATACTTACCTTGCAGAACACCAGCGAAGGTGTTACCGGTGTCGTCAACATTAAGGTTGGCGTTCAGGGCAGGGGTGTAATCAAGTACACCAGCCATGGTGAGAGCAGAAGCAACGTCAGCAGAGCAAAGGATTGTATTGCCCTTTCCTCTACGAGTTCTTTGTGCAATCGCGTTAGCGTCTCTTTCGATCTGGAACAGGAGTCCCTTGAACTTCTCAACACTCCAGCGTCCGTTGGAGTCGATATCGAGATCGAACTCACCAGCGGTAGCGGTGTTTTGAACAGCACCTTGCTCAGCAACCTTATAGATGGTACGGATAACTTCGCGGTTGATCTCAGCCAGAATCTCAGTAGAGAGGATATTGGCGAGTTCAGCCTCGGCGTTTAAACCGTGGATTGCTTTCAGATCTTGTGCCAGTTCCAGGGAGTACTCAGCTTTGAGGGCGCGTGACTTAGCAGTAACGGTTACCTTCTCAATGCTGAATGCCATCTGGTTGAAGGCATTAGCGGCAGCATCACCGAGTGCCTCAGCATCACCAGTTTGCATACCCTGGCCAACATTGTATCCAATAGAGGATGCAGAACCAGTTGGGTTAAGAACAGAGGGATTAGTACCACCTTGTGAGGTTGTACCCATACCAGCGTTGTGATCGGAGAAACCACCAGTGAGGTTACGTCCGAAGTTCTGTCCAGCGAATGCAGAATCAGGCTCATTGTAGAACGCTTCGGTTCCAGACTGATTCTGATAACGTGAACGCATCGCGAAGATGAGTCCAGTAGGGCCACTCATGGGTTGTACGCCAGCCAGATCATAAGCGATCAGGTTAGGCATGGAGCGTCTGATCAGAGAGATCAGAACGGGATCGAAGTTGTCTACACTTGAACCGGTTGAGTTGGTGGGAGCAGCCTCACTCAGGAGGGATCCACCAGTCTCAAAGGAAGAAGACTCCTTCAGGAATTTTTCTTGGTTTTCGAGCAGGACAGCGGTTACAGCCTTTCTATGAGGATCTTTGATAGACTCAAGTCCATCGTACTCAAGAAGGGGTGCCCACTTCTCCTGCAGCTGTTCGGATTGGAACATTGCGGGTTACCTATTTAAAAGTTTAGTGTTTGTTTAATATTGAATTCAGGATTTGCTAAAAGTTCCCAGAGATCTGAGATAAGCACTCATTTGATCAGAATACTGCTGATGGTTATGAGTTTCGCCTTCAGACAGGGTTTCAGTTTTAGCGACGGGAGCAGTTTTGGGGAAATAAGATTCCTTTAATGTCTCCAGCTTTTCACGATAAGATTCTTCACTTTCAAACTCTACACTTTCGGAAAGTGAGGCGAGCTTCTCCTTCTGAGTGGACGCAAGTCCTTCAGAAACTTCATCAAGGATACCGTCTGCAACAGACTCAGAAAGTCTGCCGTTCAGAGCAATATTTTTCTCGATTTGCTCGTTGAGTTTTGTCTCCATATCATCAAGTTTTTCTACCATGCTCTCAAGCACATCATATTTTTCTTCAGGAATTGATACATAATGTTCTTCAAAAAGGCCCTTCATTCCTTCAAGGAATGATTCAGTCATTTCAGTCTTGAGTCCTGACTCAATGGCAAGTGCGTTTTCTTCAAACCACTCGTCAGAGACATACTCAAGATAAGAATCAACACGCTCTGCGAGTGATTCTTTTGCTGCCTCAACTTCTTCACTGAGCTTGGCAGCATATTTTGCTTCGATTTCTTCTGTAACAGAAGCAACCTTAGCATTGATTGCAGATTCAAAGATTGTTTTTGCTTTCTCTTTGAATTCTTCGGAGAGTTCTTCGCCACCGAGAAGTGCGTTTACATCTTCTTCGACGTTATACTCGACGGTTTCAGTAGTTTCTTCTTCAGCAACTACTTCGTCTGTGGTTTCTTCTTCGATCA